CGGTGCTGGCCGCGGTGTATGCGCCCACCGTGAACGAGATGAGGGCTGCGCCCTGCGAGCCGCCGGAAACGGGCTCTTGGATGACTTTGATACCGCGAATCGCACCGTAGATCGTTGCCATGTGTCGTGGCTCCTAGTGAGAGAGTGAACGAGACGACTAGAGACGCCGACGACGGCGCTCGGGGACAGGAGGAGGCGCGGGAGCTTCCTCGACGGGCTCAGGCGCGATCGCGACAGGTGCCGGCTTTGGCTCTGCCATCGGCTCCCACGATGCCTCGCCGCACTTGGGGCACGCAGCCGCGTTGCCGCTTTCGATGTGTTTGCAGATCTTGCAACGCTTCATCACTTCCGCTCCTGTGCCGCGCGCACCATTCGGCGCAGCATTGTGCGCTCGCGCTTGAGTTGCGCGAACCGCTGTAGCTCGGTCTCGACCTGCGCCAATCGAGTGCGCGCCTGTTCGGCCAGATCCATGGCTGAGCTGCTAGCCGATGGATGCGCTACGACCTTCGCAGGCTGACTAGGCGCTTGCGCCGCTGGCTTTGCCTGTGCCTGCTCACCAGGCATCGTGTCAATAGAGCGCTGCGTTTTGTACGCTTTGCCGCACTTGGTGCAGCAGTCGAGGATCTTGATTGCGCCACCCTCTTGCACCATCGCCGCCCCTGCGATGGTGTCGAGGTCGCAGTATTCACAGTGCATGTCGTCCCTCGCTAGCGAGTGCCTGCGCCGTACGTGAGGATGACCATGCATCTGCAATACGGGTGAACAGGCGGCTCAAGGTCAAAGTCTTGATCGGCTGGAATGCGCTGGCCGTCAAGGGCTCGGCACACGGGACACGTTCGCATGTCGAGCTTTGCGACCCATTCGCGCACGGCCTCTGGCGCGACCACCGAGGCCACAGCTTGTGCGCGTCGCATCTCCGCGTTTGCCTGGTCCCACGTCTCCACCGTGACGATTCGAGTGACGCCGCCTTGGGTAGCCTCGCGAGCTCGTTGGAGTGCGCCTGCCATGTCTGGCTTTGCCACTGCACCAGGCGGGGGAACTGGTCGGAACGGTGCAATCGGTCGAAACGGTGTGCCAGGTGATGGCATCGGTCGCGATGGTGTAACGACCATCCGAGACGGCTCGACGCGGGTCAGCGCCACGCGGCGGAAGCGGTCAGTCACCGATGCAACCGCGCGACGTAGCAGCGTCTCAGGCCTCGCCGTGGGCACCATGCGCACGCGAGTTAGGATGCCTCCCACGACGGCGCTGGCGAGGCCGATGCCGGTGAGGTTGCGCTGCGCTGCATCGATGCCAGCTCTGCTCGAGCTGCGCCGACGAAGTAGCAGATACGCAAGCAATGCAACCGCTGCGACTTTGGCTGCGCGGTCAATCTTGGCCTTTGCGGTCTCGGGCGTGTCGCGCCGAGTCACCTCGTACTGTTTGACGATCGCTGCGAGCTCTTGCTCGGCGCCATGAAGCGTTTCTTCCTCAGTGGCGAGAATCGGTTGCGCTATTCGCGCTGCCTCGCGATCGGAGATCATCGCGCACGACGGCGCTTGCTGCCCAGCGTCTCGGGCCGTTGCGTGCTCGGGATGGGCTCGTCGTCATCCTCGCCAGGCTCGCTCGACGGAGGCCCGCCTGGCTCGCTTGGCGGCTCGCTATCGGGTGCCTCATCATCCGCACCCGCCTCGAGCGCCTTGGCGTTTTGCTTGGCCACCACGGCGGCCTCGTGCATGGCCTCCTCGGTGAGCTCGTGCTCCATCTCCTCGGACAGCTTCTCGCTGTCGTCGTGCGGATAGATGTTCTGCAGCTTCTCGAGCGCGAGGCGCAGCGGAATCACCTGCGCGTTGTAGGCGTCGACGGTCATGCGCACGACCTCGGCCTCGTCTTGTGAGGTGAGCCCAAAATAGTGGCCCCAACGTGCGCGGAGCCGCGGCGGCATCCACATGGGCACGCCTGCCACGTCGACCGTGAAGGTGTCGAGGATCGGCATGACGCGCCGCACGCCGTGCACGTAGACCGAGCCTGGCGTGCGCTTCTCCTGCGTGTGCACGACGCGGTTGAGCAGGTTGATAACCGGGCACATCCAACCGTGCCAAAAGTCTTGCCGCAGGCCGTCCACGAAGCTCGTGGTGCGATGGTAGAGGAAGGCCAGCGCCTTGCCGCTGATGGCGCCCTTGACGGTCTCGGGGCTCGCCTTCGTGTAGCCAAGCACTTCGCCGATCTTGTCGCAGATGTCGGCGACGTGGTCGCTGATGCTGTTGAGTGCATCGCCGGGAAGCGACAGCAGGCCGACCTTGGCCTCTGGGTTTTCGTAGCTCCACACCGTGCCCGCGCCTTTTTTGCGCGCTGGCCTTCCACCCGTGGTCGAGCCGAACACGTAGCCGCTACCATCCTTTGCGGGGACGATCGCCGCGCGACCCATGCCACCAGCCGGTGGCGCTTGCGGGTCTACGCCCGTCTCGTATGCCTGCGGGTCGCCGCTGTAGATGGCCGCTCGCCCACGCTGCGAAAGCGAGTAGTTCAGCGCGTCGAGCTCGTCGAGCTGCGTGCCGTGAATCGGATAGCCGTCGAGGTCGCTCGCGTGCTCGTAGCTAGAGCGCAGCTTGTACCAAACCACGGGGCAGAACCCGAGGTTGTGCGTCACGCTCTTGGCCGCGTCCTCTTGCCAGTCAATCTGGCCGAGGCCCATCTGCATCATGTCGATGGGCTTGTAGACCACGTCGCGCGTCTCATCGATGCGACGCCGATAGAGCTTCGCATAGACCATCCACTGGCCTTGGTCGCTCTTCTCATACGAGAAGAACGGGTATTGCACCTCGAGCGCCTTGATGGTCGAGCCGCTGTCGTCAAACTCTGGCTGACACCACTTTGCGCGCAGGGTGTGAATGGCAGGGCAGCCGTTGACGAGCGCGACCACGGAGACCGCCGTGCCGCATGCTTCGGCGTTAGCGAGCGCATCCACGCATGCCTCGGGGAAGCAGGCGTGCCGCATGAGCAGCCGCAACCATGCCTCGTAGAGCTGCGCCATCTCGTCGGGCATGCCCTCGCCGAGCAACCGTTCGTCGTCGTCTGCGGCGGCGCTGATGCCAGGGAATCTCCCTTCGCCAAGCGCAAAGTCGCAGTGCTGCCGAATCGCTGCCTCCACGATGGAGTGCACGATATTGGGCGCGCGCTCCATGAGCGGCACGTCTTGCTTCGGGTTGAAGAAGTCGGGGAGGCCTTCGTACTGCTCGCCAACGACGTAGCGCTCGAGCCTGTCGAGCTTGCGATACCGCGGCGAGAGCCACTGTTGCGCAAGTCGCTCGGCCTGCGTAAAGCCTGCGATGTTGGTGGCGTAGAGGCCGTGCATCAGCGCGCGATCGTCTGGCCGATGATGGTGACGACCTGTTCCGAGCCTGCGGTCGTGCTGGCGCCTGGAACGAAGAGGATGCGGATCATGTCGCCCCACGCACCACCAAGAATGGTGCTAACTCCGAGCGCCGGATTGAGACCGGTTCCCATGATGGTCTCAGCCGTCACCGACGTGGAACGATTCACATGCAGCGCCACATTGATCGGTGATGCACCGTCCGCCAGCTGCTGGAAATGTGCGTAGTCGTACCAGATTCGAGCCACGCTATCGGCCTCAAGTCCCGGCGTCATGTCGTAGGAGGTCTGCAGGTAGACATCAAGCGTGTCGCCCGTCGCTCCTTGAATGGTGGCAATGATGCTGAGCGCGTCGAAGTAGCTGAGACCGCCGACGTAAGCGACCGAAGGCACATTCGCAGCTCCGCTGTCGGGGCTGTTTTCGCTGATAGTGACAATCTTCGGGCGCATGGTTTATCCCCAGTCAAACGAGCCATCCGAGAAGCCGGTGGCGCGGTAGGCCTTGGTGTGTAGTGCGTCGAACGCTGCAACGAACGCGTCGACCTGGTCATCGTGTCGGTCTTTGATGCCTGTGAAGCTACAGACCTCGTCGACGAAGTCTCGCAACCACGGCGCCTCACGCGGCACGTGCACGCGTTGGCTTGACCACGCCGCCGCGGTCGAGGTCGCTCGTGAGAGCTTGTCCATCTTGGCCGGATCGGGCCGAAACGGGATGCCCTCGCGGCGCAGGAAGTCGACGGTGCCCTTCTCGGTGCCGCCGATGTAGCCATACAGCTTGGCACCTGGGAAGCGCTCGGTGAGCTCGCGCAGCGTCGCGGCAAACTCGGTTGCCTTGGCCTGCATGCGCCGCACGTCGAGCACGTACCAGGCGTCGAGCTGTGCGTTGTGCGCCATGACTACCGCGACGCTATAATCAGCATAGCTGCTCTCGCTGTACGCGAGGTCGATGCCGATGCTAACGCGATAGGTCTCGGGAAGCTTGTCGTAGAACGACACGCCCGAGAAAAGTTGCCCACCTCGAGGTCGCGGGCTGCCCATGTAGAGCGCCCACCAGTCGTGCTCGCCGACGTCACGGCGCACGCGCTCGAGGAACTTGGGCGGTCGCTTGTACCAGAGGCTCTTGCCCTCGTCGTCGAGCGCCGGAAGGTTGATCACCTCCCACGCTTGACTCTCTTGTCGAGCGAGCTCGCCGATGAGGTCGTCGGGGTGCCACCTCGTGTGGCAAACGATGATGCTGGCGCCTGGATGCACGCGCGTGAGAGCGGCGCTCGTCCACCAATCGCGGATCTTGCCCCGTACGAGCGCGCTGTCGGCCTCCTCGCGGTTCTTGTACGGGTCGTCGACGACCAGCACGCCCGAGATGCCATGGCCTGTTAGCGGGCCGCCTACGCCGGTCGCGAGCAGCCCACCACCGGCCTCCGTGCGCCACTCTGCCATGGCCGACGAGTCGCCGCGGAGCTTGACGCCAGCGGCGCGCGCGTAGTCACGGCAGAGCCTGGAGCGGCTGTGCGCGTAGTCTGCGCCGTACGAGGTGAATGCGTTCGTCTTGTCGGGCTTGGCTGCGATGAGCTGCGCAAGCCCGTGCAGGATGCAGAACGTCTTGCCGTGCTGCGGAGGCACCGACACGAGTAGCCGCACCTCTTCGCCGTTGCGGATGCGGTCGAAAGCGCGACACAGCGCGCCGAGGTGCCGAGGCTCCTCGAGCAGCGGCGACACGCGAGGCACGAACTCCGCGAGCGGCAGGCGCCACAGCGGCCTATTCGCTGCGCGCTGCACTGCCCAGGCTTGGAGTAGGGGCGTCGTCATGGCGCCGAGAGTAGGAGGGCGCGCACGCGGAGGGGAAACACGGCGCGCCCAGCTGACGAGGGACCGACGCCAGCACCACGCCAAACGAGGGAGACACGTCTAGCTGTGGCGAGCAAGAGCATACGCTGTAGCTTGATCATGAGCAACCGCGTCGAGTGTAGGGCTCGACTCCACGCTATCTACCACGCTCGCGAACGTCTGCGCCAGTCGAGCGTTGCGAGTGTAGGCATTCCGATTGACGCCATGAGCTCGGCCCATGCACACGCACCGGCAGATGTTGCACGCGGCTGCCTTGCAGCGCTTGCCGCATGCGTGAGGCGAAGCCACTGGCGACACATACACCACGCGCAGCCATCGCAAACACCTCGGGCACGTGCGCCCAAAGCCAGGGAGCGGCAGCTGCACGCCGTCGCATGGCGTGGCGTCGTCGATCTCGGCCACCACGAGCTGGCACGCGTCGCAGTGACCGATGGCTCTCACAGATGCCGCCGCACGAACTCAAGCAAACGAGGCAACGTCTCCTCGCAGGATAGAGGCGTCGTCGAGTCTATGCTTGCTGCTAGGTAGAACATGCCTTTCCCGCCATCTTCTCGCAGCAGGATGTGGGGCGAGTGCGTGTCGCAGCAGAACACCGTGCCAGGTGTCCACGGGTCATCGTGCTGCATCGCCGCGCCAGTCAATCGCCAGCCATCGTTGCGCACCACGAGTTGGTGTGTGTACCGAGGATATTTCGGGTCGGTATGGAGCGCGGTGCCGTTGCGCACGCCGATCCAGTGAGGACCGTTGAGGTCATCGCACGGGCGCGACCACGTCTGCAGACGCTTCGATCTGCCAAATCCAAACGCTATCACCAGCATCGAATCCCATCGCTTTGTCTCCAGTGCCTTGGCTGGTAGCTCGTCAGTGTGCGAGCGCCACACGACTGGGTGCAAGAGCTGGCCTGGCTTGAGTGGCGCGCCTGGCTTCACGTTCATCCGTAGGTCCTGCGATAGCTCTCGGAGTATCGGTTTGGATTCATGTTGTGACCGTAAAGGCTTTTGACCTCGTCGTGTTGCACGATGGCAGGCCACGCGCGAAGGTAGCGCAGACCACGAGCCTTGAGCCACGCAGCTGTGCCTGGGTCTGTTGCGTATGGTCGCTCGTTTGATCGCGTAAACTCTAGCATGTATGCGTTGTGATCCTCGACGAGTTGCACCGGAAACGCGATGGCTTGCGCCATGAGAAACTTTGCGCCTGGAAGCATCTCCCAGTTGCCAGGCGCTGGCAGCTCCTCGCCTTGCTTGATGCGTCGCCCCGAGTAGAACGACACCATACCAACGCGCTTGTCGGCGTTCGCGGCGCGAATCATCGGCAGCGCATGCGTCTCGAAGTCAGGCGCAAGGATGGCGTCGTCCTCAAACTGCAGCACCCACAGCGGCGAATCGCATGCACCTCGGTATGCGATGGCGTCGGCGTAGCTCTCGGCCACGCTGCGCCCCGGTGCATGCGCCGACAGGCCAGCATGCGGCGCAAACCTACGCACGCGCTCGAGCAGTGCGCTCGCGTCTCGCTTGCTTGGCACGGTGCGGATTGACACCGCGATGTTTCCCCATTCGATGCTCATAGACGGTCCCACCAAACCTTTCGCAAGTCTTTCTCTGTTTTCTTGGTTCTGGGCAAGCTGCCCTCCCAGTCGTTGAGTAGCAGCTGCTTTACCTGGTGTTGATACACAGCCTCGTCGTCAGGCTGCGACGCAAAGCGCTTGCGGAAGCGGTCAATGACCGACGTGTCAGTGGTCGCAAGCAGGTGGTCTCGATACGCGCGCCACGTCGCGTGTCCAGGCGGCAGCTCCGAGGCATCGTACACGTAGCGCTCGTGGCTGTAGTGCGCCGCGCAGTGCACGCCGCCGAGCCTGCGCACCATGCGCTCGTAGGTGTCCGGCTCGAACTCCTGCAGTGCCGCGAGCGAGCGAAACGCCTGCTCGTGGATCAGGTTGCTTACGCGCATCGTGCGGAGGTTTACGCCGCTGCGCGCGATCATCTGATCGTAGATGTGGTTGTATTCCAGGTTGTTGTCCGCGATCATCTTCCAGACGTCGGAGCCTTGGAAGTCCCAGATCGGGTAGAAGCGAAAGCTGTTTGGCGCGCCCTTGCATCGAGTTGACCACTGGTAATGCTGATACCCGTTGGCCTTGAGCATCGCGCGTTGGCGATTCATTGACTCGAAGGTGCGCAGGCCCACGAGATGGGCGGTGGGCACCTTGTCTTGTGTCTCGAACCACTCGAAGAAGTCGTAGAACCTGTCTGGGTATTCTCCTTCGATGGCTTGCGTCGCGAGCTTGTGTTTTGGGTGCACCCACATGTCAGGCGTCGCAGGGTCCCACGCGTGCAGGTAGAGCTCGCGGTGGCTTGTCGCGTTGGTCATGCGGATGGGCACCTGATACCAACGCGGGATCACGAGCGGATGCGACATGACGCTTTCGACCATGCGAATCGTCTCGGCGTACTCGGCCTCCTGGTCGAGAAAGAACACCTCGATCTTGCGGTTCGTGCGCTCTGCTTCCCAGAGCGCCAGCCAGAACAGGCACGTCGAGTCTTTGCCGCCGCTGTAGCTAACGACGATGCGCTCAAACTCGCGGAACACGAAGCGCATTCGGTTGCGCGCGCAGTCAAACACGCTTCTAACCATGGAACGCCTCCGCGATGTTGTTGGTCAGGTCTACCATCATCCGTGCCTGGCTCGTGAGCCAGCGGTCGACGCCTAGGTCGGTGACAATGAGCTTGTGTCGCGGCGATGCAAACACGTCTGGCAACGTGCGCTCGGGGCACGCACGCTGCGCAAACGTGGCGAGGCGTTTGATGATGGCGTTTGGCGTGCGCTCATCGGCAAACGCGGCCTCTTTCTCTTGCTGATATGCGTCGTGTGTCGACGCGCTCATCGGCAGCACCTCGACTTCGTGTTGCTCTACCCGGTAGCCATCTCGCCACACCAGCACGCCTGCGCCGAAGCGCTTGAGCCGCGTCATGTTGCACGTCTGCTCCTCGAGCTTGCCGTCGAGGTAGAATCGCCAATCCGTCTCGACGCGGTAGCTGGTGTGGTACTTCTCGTGCGGCTCGCCGAACGGAGCTTCGACGGCGCCAAAGTGAAACCACATGCGCCACGGCTCGCCGATAAACGCGTGCGTGTCGACGCTCAGCCGCTGCGGCCCAGTCCATGGGTCGGTAAGGAACTGGCCGTACTTCATGCGGCTGCCAGGCCGGATGATGCGCGAGACCAGGTTGAGCAGCACCACGACGTCGCACCCGTCGTAGTACTTGCGAGGATTGGCGACGAAGTCGTCGGCGAGCACGCGCCGCTCGACTGCTGGCGAATCGCTCTTGTGGTGCACCCACAGCGCCGACTTGTCGGTCGGCCAGCCCGAGCGCATCGGGTCACTCGTCAAGCAGATTCGGTGGCTCATCGTCCCTCCCGTAGCTGCTGTTGTACTCGACGCCAGCGATCATCCTTGCCGCGCCCACGATCTGCTTGAGCCTAAGCATCTCCTCGACGCTCATGCCGAGGCGTCGCGCGATGGCATCGTCGCTCATGCCAAGCTTGCTCATGGCCACCACGAGCGCGCCTTGTAGGTCGACCTGGTGCTTTCCGCGCGCGCGGTTGTGCCGCACCGTGGACGCCATCAGGTCCCCGCGTGGGGCCTCAATGATGCTGCAGGGGATCCACGTGCGCATGAGGCGCGTGGAGGCCACCATGCGACGGTGGAAGCCGTCCACGACAGTGTAGCGGTGCGCATCGCCTGACACGACCACGGGCATGGTGATTCCATCGGCGGTCATGCTCTGCTCGAGCAGCGCGAGCTCGGGCGATGCCACTCGGTTAGGGTTGTAGTCGTTGGCGTGCAGCGCGCTGACGTGCACCAGCTGCGGGCGTGTCGCCGGGTCGGCGGGCAGGTCGTGCAGGAGCGCGTTGGCAGCCTCGCGCACGATCTCGTTGAAAAGCGCAACGCGCCCAGCCTGCGAGAGGCTAGACGCGTCGGCCAGAAGGTCTTGAAGCTGCTTCATCGGTCAGCCCTTTGCGATCTGGTATGCGAGCTCGCGCACCTGCGTCGCACTGAGGTTGCGCCAGAAGGTACCGGCGCTCGCCATATGTGGATTCTTGTTGCAGTAGATGCGAGCCTGTCGCGCCAACGTGGCGCGACGCGACGAGCTGAGGTTGCGGAAGGCGACGACCGAGGGGTTGTTGTTGTCCATGCCCAGACACTAGCGCTAGACCTCTCGCGCGTCAAGCGTCGCATTCGCTTTTTTAGCTGACGGTGTCCAAGGCTGGCATAAAGTCGCGCCACAGGCGGTGCAGGCTCGGATAGTAGTGTCGCAGCCATGCGGCATGGGTACGGCTACGCCCGCACACCCACCAGCTCTTGCGCACGGTCCACGGCGCGTCTCGGTGTATGTACCCGATGCAGCGGTAGAGGGGCAGCAGGGGCACCTCGCGCGAGTGCACGTATGCCAGCACGTCGAGGCCCGACCACCACGCTAGAGGGTGGGCATGCACCCTGCCCGACTTGAGCCTTGCGACTGGGCCAGCGGTAGAGAGGCGCATCATGCGGGCGTCGTTTTCCTGCGCTCGCAGCCCCATCATGACGCACCCGTAGGCTGCACTGGCTCGGTCGACGAGGTCGTAGAACACCACACGCGACAGGCCAGCGGAGCGCGAGTGTAGGTCCTGGTCGACCTCGCGCATGTGCTCGCGCAGATAGTCGAGCGCCGAGACATCGGGCCGCAGCACCTCGAGCTGTGCGCCCCATCGCGCGGCAAGCTCGCGCACGAACGCCTCTTCGCCTGGGTAGTCTAGGTCGTCTTTCTGCGAGATGAGCGGTACGTGTTGCAGTCCGAGCTCGTGCGTCACGAGGTAGGCGAGGCAGGTGGAGTCCTTGCCAGCCGACCACATGACACACGCGCGCGGCTCTAGCTCTAGCGCCTCGAGCACGTAGCGCTTGGCTTGCGTCACGCGGCGCTGAAAGCCTGGCGAACGCGCATGCACGTCGCACACGCGCCGCCAGTAGTCCCACGCCTCATGGTCCTCGCGACGTAGGACGGGCTCTATCACTGTCGGATGGCCTCTGCAGGCACGGCGATCGGCACCTCTAGCCACCTCGTCCAGTAGGGGTAGGTGAGCGTGCCCTGGCTGAGCTGCGCCTGGTCCGAGAGGCCAGGATAGTCGGCTGGCAGGTTGCGCATCGGCATGCCATCTCGCAGCACTGGAAAGCCAGGCCACAGCTCGTCGTCTCGCATCTCACGCACGGCCCAGGAGATGACTCGCCCGCATCCGGTCGCGCGCTTCTTGCCGACGTACGAGATGAGCTGCAACAGCCGCCACACCTCGTCTCGGTCGCCGACGCACCACCAGGTCATGCGGTCGCCAGCGGCGTGAAACGTACGCAGCGGCAGCCGGTACGAGCGCGCCGCGCCTGCGTCGATGCGATACGAGCGAAAGCGCTCCTCGCCAAGCGCTTGCGCCTCTTGCTGTGGAAAGCGCCGGTTGATCCACCGCTGCTCTGACTCTTCGACCTCGCAGTGTCCGACGCTGGCGAGGTGAAAGCGTCGCGAGTCATGCCATGCGACTGGGATGTCGACATGCTTCAGCTCGGTCTCGAGCGGGGCGTTGTAGATGCCCTGCTCCATGGCGACGGCTGCGGCGAGCAGCCCATCAAGGGCAAGCGGTCCGTTGGGCAACGCCACGGCGCCTCGCAGCGTTGCGACGACCTCGAGCGGCCTCACGCTTCCACCTGCCCGAGAAAGCTTCGGATCTCGGTCTTGCGCTCTGCGACGTGCGCGCGGAAGAGCTCGCCCACGCGCGGCGCGAGCTCGCCTGGTGCAATGGGCAACAGCGCGTCCGCTGGTCTCGCCAGCTCGATGTCCCACGCCTTGACCGGTCGCACCTCGCCATGGCCTGTGCCGCGCTTGCCGCCGACGCGAGCGCGAGACAGGAAGCCCACCGCGGCCAGCCGGAACGTGTCAAGCGCAAGCGCGCTGTAGACCGTGGCCTGGCACCCCCAGTAGAAGAGCGACCCTTGCGCGATGCGCTCGTATCGGCGCGGCATCATGGCGCTCTTGGTCTTGCCTCGCGCGACGGCGTCGTCGCTCTCGCTAGCTGCTTCGCTGTCTGCGAGCTTGCCCAGCATCTTGACTTGGTCCTCGCCGCTCGTGAGCTCACGCAACGATGGCCGTAGCATCGGGTCCATGCGCACGCGCTGCACCTCCTCGACGTGCTCGCGAGCGGTGGCGATATGCGCGCCGGTCTCGCGCACGTACGCCATGACGTGCTCGGGCACGAAGCGCGCCGTCTCGTCGCAGATGACCGTGGCATCGTCGACCTCGAGCATGCCTGGGATCATGCGGTTCTGTGCGCATCCGCCGAACAGCTCGAGCGCTGGCACGAGCTCGCAGAGCTTGCGGTACTCGTCGAGGCGCACGACGGCGCCATCCGATCCGCGGCCCTTGATCATGCCGCCCGCAAAGAGCAGGCGCAGCGCGGCCTCGTTCAGCGTGTTGCGCTCGAGCAGCCCTGCGGCGTCGAGAAACATGTACGCCGCAGCCTCGCGCATGCCGTGGCGCATCGTGTCGGCGGTCACGATGGGCACGAGCGAGAAGCGGCCATCTGCGCGGCGCACCTTGCGGCGCATGATGACGGCCTCGTTTCCGATGGATTCGGCGTGGTGCGCGATGGGCTGTGCAGCCTCGAGCACGAAGTCGTAGCGGTGGCGTTGCATGCTGGTCTTGCTGGTCTTGTCAGACATCGTCGATCTCCCCTTCGTGTGCCCTGCGTTCCTCTGCGCGCGTCTCGGTGATGAGTCGCGCCATGGCCATGAGTAGCCCTGTCTCCCGCTCGACCAGGTCGAGCACTTCTCGGTCGCCGTGGTCGCGTGCGACCTTCGACAGATCCCACAGCGTTTGCGCGCCCAGCTTGTCGAGCGTCGTGGGCAGCTGCAGCCCGCGCAGTACCGCCGTGGTCCACTCGTCGACCGTGCCGCAGCGTCGAGCTGCGCTCAAGATGCGCCCCTGTAGCTGCTCCCAGTGCTTGAGCACTACCGCGGCGCCGTAGGTGCGCAGGTAACGGCGGCGCGCTGCGAGGATAAACTCAACCAGCGCGGTGCGCGCCTTGTCTGCGTGTTGTTCGCTTAGACTCACTGCGTTTCCCCTTCTCTTCGATCATGCGCGCGGCGACGGTCTCCTCGTCGCGTTGCGCGAGCCACAGACAGAGCGCAAACCACGCAAGCGATCTTGCGTAGCTCCAGTCGCGCTCGAAGTGTTCGATGCGCTCACGGCATCGCTGGTATGCGTGCGAGGTGTACGCGCCGCGCTGCAGCTCCTCTTTGGTGGCGCCCGCGGTCAGGAGCTCGGTCATGTCGCCGACCAAGCTCCAAAGCCGAGACGACGCCGGTGGAATGAATACCTCGGACTCCTCGAAGCGCACGCGCCCGCTGCCTCGGCGCATGTTGATTGGCGTGTACGGCAGCACGTGCTTTTGGCCTGTGTCGGAGATGGCGGCGAACCATGTGCACGGCTCAAGCGGGCTCGACGTTGCCATGCGGCGCAAGAAGGCCAGGATCTTGGGCTTCTCGCCCTTGGTCGCGTTGTCGAGCGTATGCCCGTCGTAAAGGTGGGTGAAGTTACTCCACCTGCCTGCGCTTTCCTTGCGGCATGTACCGTCGCACTTGGCGCATGGCTGCCCAGGCTCGCGGTGCCCTCGGTTGCCTTTGCGAGCTTGCGCTTGCGATGGCTCGACGCCGGTGCCGTTGCATCGATCGCACGGCTTTGGCTCTCGGCCCACGACTGGCGAAAACCGAGCGCGCACGTACACGCAGGCCTCGCATACGTGGTCCGAGTGCGGCGAGCAAAACGACGTCTGGTCAGTCAGCGATGAGCCGATGAACTCCCACACGGGCTTGCCGCGCGTGCTTTCACCACCGCATACCGCGCACGGCTCTGCCTCGTGTGCGGCGCAGCCCTCGACGGCAGGTCGACCAACGTAGGCATGCGCGAGCTGCGAGGCCGAGATCATCGCTTGACCATCCTCGCCGACTGGTAGGGCAACATCTGCCGCATGCGCCACTCGCGCAGCGCGCTGGTGTGGGCGC